TCGCGATCGAAGTCGTCTCGTATCACTTCGGCGTCTGGCATCTCAACCCGCCGTTCACCGACGTTGTCGTCACGTACTGAAATTGCTACATTGAACTCAACGAACCCTTGATGGACAACACCCATCAAAAACCGGTCGACCGCGTCGCGTCGAGAGTCGTGGCGCGGGCGCCCGATATCTGCAAACCACCACAACCAAAACCAACGTTTATGTCAAGACATGACACACCAGATGTAAAAAGAAGATTCGTACGCAACGACAAGGGGCAGCTTGTCCCTGAAGTGCAGTCGTCAGGCGAAAACGCGATGACGGCGCACGAACTCGACAACGGCGCGCGCGAAGGCTCGAAACAAGCGCACGAAGTCGCAGAGAAAGTCTCTGAGGCGTGCAACGTCATGGACAATCTGCGCAACGAGTTCAGAACTGCGTACGCAGAGTTCCACGAACTGATGAAGAAAGCAATCACTGAGACGCGCGAACAGCGCATCGCGCTCGGCAGTGAGACGAAAGAGATCTTAAAAAACGTCGAAGACGTGCGCAAGTTCTTCCTCGACGACAAACACGAGCGCGAAATGAAGTGTCTGCGCGAGATGATCGATCTCTTGCAGCAGATCGAGTACTACAAGCAGAACGGCTTGTTCGACGCAGTCGCCGACATCATTTTGAAACTCGCAACGAGGCCGACGACACGATGAAACGCGGACACTTGTATCTGACACTCGAAGAGCGCGACACGCTACTCAAGACTGGCTTCGTCAAGATCGACGACGAAGAGCGCGGCGAGATCTCTGTCTCGATGCGCCGCGACATCTTCGACAAAGTCCTAGGCAAAGAAGACGACGAGATCGAAGGTCGCAAGATCTCGGTCAGAGTCTACCGCAGTGGTTCTGCGGCGACGCAAGACGTCGACGACGAAATCGAAGGCGGTGAATACGAGGGCGATGTCAAAGAATGAAAACTGACAAAGAACAAGACGCGATCTTGCGCAAGATCATCGCATCAATCGCGAAGAAACATGGCGACGGCGTCATTTTTGCGCACGTACTGCCAGAATTCGAGGGCGTCGAACTGTGCGCCCTCGCGCTCGGCGCATTGTGGGCCGAACATCAAGACCCGATCAAAGCCGCGTTGCAACTCTTGATAGAAGGGATCGACAACAAACTCATCGCGCGCGCAGTCATCGTGATGGATCAGCGGATGAAAGACGCTGATGAATATGAACGTCTGCAAAAGAACTGAGAATTGATCTCGTATCGACTGAGTGACAAACGGCAGGGGACGATCACGGACCCTGCCGTGCTCCGGTATTTCTGGACAAAAGTCTTTCTTCACAGACATGGCAAAAACATTAGAAGACCTCGCAGAATCGCGGCGCTATCGCGCCGAAGTGTTGAACTATTTCGGCAATTCTGGCGTCCCAGAGTCGATCTTGCGTCACGACAGAAGTGATCGCGCGATCGATTTGATGGTCACTGACGGTGATCGCGACTACGGCTCGACAGGCGGCAACGACATCTACTTGCGCGGGCACCACATCGCGTCGTTCGAGATCAGTGGACGCGGCGTCCGCTTTGGGGCCCTCTCACGGTTTCCCCAAAGCGTCGGACGAACATTGCTGCTACTGTACTCGCTCCCAGGAGACACGGTCGTCGACCCGTTCGCCGGGCACAATTCACGCATGGAACTGTGCTGGCGATCAAACAGAAACTACATCGGTTGCGACATCTCACACGAATTCATGTGCGCGAACATCGCGATCAGGGACATGCTGCGCGAAGAGAAATCGACAGATCTTTTCGGCGAGCATTTCAAGGGCAAGATCACACTGTTCGAGTGCGACTCGCGCACGATGCCGATCAGGTCGAACACGGGCGACTTCACGATCACGTCGCCGCCGTACTGGGACCTCGAGCACTACGGCGACGAGCCCGGGCAGATCGGGACCGGCAAGACGTACGACGAGTTCTTGCAAGGCTTGAGTGACATCATGAAAGAGAACTTTCGCACGTTGAAACCCGGCGCGTTCGCAGTCTGGTGCGTCAACGATTTTCGCAAAGACAAAAAGTTCTACTCGTACCACGAACACACTGCGCAACTCTTGCGCGACGCAGGGTTCGACCACCACGACACGTGCATCACCGACCTCGGCAATTCAATGCATTCTGCGTTCGTCTCGCGTTTACTCGAACTCAAGATCTTAGCGAAGCGCCACGAGTACTGTCTGATCATGCGCAAGCCGTGCGCAGGCGCGATCGTCGAAAAGGTCAATGGCATGATCGCAGTCGATCGATCAAAACCCCCCATAATCGATCCTGGCGCGCTGCTTTGACACTTTGTTAGAATCGACGCGGTTAAAAAGACGTCTGGAGTATTTCAAGGCTACCCCCCCATCGCATATGTCGAAGAACGGAGAACAAGCTCGAACGTGCGAGATCATCGATCTCGTCGACGAGATCAAACCCCTGATGTCAGGGCGCCACCCGAAAGTGCAAGCCGGCGCCCTCGCAGAACTGCTTTCATTGTGGCTCGCCGGGCACTGGATCCCGGGGCAAAAAGAAGAAACAACGCACTTGCGCGATTCGCTGTTGACGATGCATGTCGAGTTCGTGCGCAGTCTCACTGAACTCAACTCGAAAGAACTAGGCACAGACCAATGAATGAAACACAGTACACATGCAAGAAATGCGGCGGCTTCAAAGGCGCCCTCGTCGATTTCCCGACGTGCCCGAACTGTGGCGCTGACGTCGAGTACTATTGGGACGCCGAAAACAAGATCGATCTAGACGCAGTCAAGAAACAACAAGAAGACGCGTACAGAAAAAGCGTCGTCGCGATGCTCAAGATGTCAGAAGACGATCTGCGCGACCGCATCAGAGAGATCTCGCCCGAAATCAGGCACGACACGAACGTGATCGCAGACGTCTTGCGCGAAGTCGTCAAACTCGAACGCTCAAAGTTAGGGCTCGACCTTGAGACGGGCGAGATCACTCTCGAAAAGAACGCGCAGAGAAAGAACCCGAACGACCCGCATGTGATTGGCATCGGGCAGGTCGCCGGGCATCGATACAAAGCTGTCGGCTGGGTGAACAGCGGCAAGATCCGTATCAGGCTCGAACCTTTAAAGAAGGAGCCTTATGTCCGACGATAAGGCACAAGAGTTTTCGCCGCAAGGCTTTCCGTATCCGTGGGGACCTGACGGCTTCGACAACACGGGCCCACTCGCGAAACGCGCGAAGTGGAAAACCGAGAAACATATCGACAAGACGATCGCAGAGATGGGCATCGAAGGCATTGACGCGTTCTTCGGTGAGTCGTCAAAAGGGCGCGGGCACTTCGTCAGTGACACGCAGACTGAGTGGGGGCGCGTCGCGCGCGAATTGATGGACGCAATGTACGCAGAGTTGCGTCTGCCGAACAACTACAAGGGCGACTTCTGGGCCGCGTTTGAGCCGCAGATCGCGCAGAAACTGAAGCCGAAACAGATCGCGCTCTTGAAGGATTTCTACCCTAATGGGCCACGCTACGTTTGAGAAAGGCTCCACAATGGCAGATTGGCAAGATCCCTTTGCGGGCAAGTACGACAACCCGCCGCCAGAAGGCTTCGCAGAATTCAGAAAAACAAAGGCAGAAGACGATGACCCGTTCAAAGATTTCAGGCCCGACGGCGACGCGCAGAATGCGACCGCGTTCATCGATCACTTAGAAAAGGGCGCCGTGACGACAAAAGAATTCGCAGACCTTGAAATCAAAGAACGCGAGCCGATCTTCGGCGACTGGTGTCTGCGCGGTGATCTCGGCTTCATCTTCGCCCCGCGCGGCCTCGGCAAGACATGGCAGACGATGCATCTCGCGCAAGGTGCGGCGACGAAAGCAAATGTCGGCCCGTGGCCCGTGCACGCACAGACAGTCGTTTTCTATATCGACGGCGAGATGCTGCCGTGGGACGTCAAGAGCCGGCTCAAACTCTTAGGTGGTGCGGGCGTCGACAATTTCTATTATCTGAACCACGAGATCTTGTGCGACCGCACTGATCAGATCATCAATCTTGCAGACGCAGACGTGCAAGCAGGCATTCTTGAGTTCTGCAAGCGCAAGAAAATCGAATTGCTCTGTCTCGACAACCTGTCGTGCCTCGCGTCGGGCGTTGATGAAAACAATGCGATGTCATGGGAATGCATTCAATCGTGGCTGCTCGCGTTGCGACGTCTTGGTGTCACTGTGATTTTTATCCATCACGCAGGGCGCAACGGTAAGATGCGCGGCTCGTCGAAACGTGAAGACCTCGCGTCGTGGATTCTGCAACTCGACTATCCGGTCGAATGGGATGAAAACGCGGGCGCGCAGTTCATCTCTCGATTCACGAAGTGGCGCAGCGAAAAACAGCCACCGACTTATCACTGGACCTACACGTCGAACGGCAACGAGATCGACGTGAAATTCAAGGTCGCAGGTCCTCTCGAAGTTTTCATGAGCCATGTTGAGTCGGGCCTTGAGACGTGCAGTGACATCGCGACAGAGATGAACGTCACAAAGGGCTACGTGTCGCGACTCGCAAAAGACGCAGAGGATCAACACCTGATCACGATCGACAAACGCAAGTATAAACCAGTAAACGAACCCTTCTGAAAAACGCGTTCCTCGTTTACTTGATGCAAAAACGTCTCGTTTACTTATTTTCTCGAGCGTCGTTTACTGACGCATGTTGTCTCGTTTACTCGTAAAAACGTCTCGTTTACTCTCTTAGCATGTAAAGAATTAGTAAACCAGAGGCTGGGACGCTCCCGCAAGTGCGGGGGCTGCGTCCGCTTCGTTGACTTGTTCTCGTTTACTTTTTGATCCAAAAACCGTAGGCTGCGCGCCCATGAACCGACGAATGTTTTTCAACGGGAGCGTTCTCGCGTTGCTCGGTTTCTTGTTCAGGCCGAGAGAGCAGCCGATCACTGAGAAAATCAAGACGTCGCCCTTAGGTGACTTCGAACTGCCGCGCGGCACTGTCGTGCAATGGGCGGGCAATGTGCCACCGAAAGGTTGGGTTTTCTGCGACGGGCGATTCATGCAGAACATCACAGACCCTGGGCACACGCACCGGATCTATCCGAACGCGCACACGCACTCACTCGACGACCCTGGGCATTCGTTCGCAGTACTTCGGTGGATAGAGAAAACGTAAAATGACATCACGCATCGCAAACCGATTGACGCGCATCCGCAGATATTTCGATCGCGTGCGCACTGACATCTCGAACAAAGATTGCCCGCAAGCGATGGCCGACACCGCAGAACTCGACTATCAAGTGCAGGCTCTCTACAAAGACGTGCAACGTTTCTATCACGAAAATGTTCTACGTAGAACAGACGCGGGCGGCACCGTGCAAGAAATCCCAGACGAGATCGCGCCTGATGAAAAACAACGGGCAGAGTCCGATGCCGCGTGACATTCTCGTTTGCCGCGCGATCGGTGAGTCGCCGAAGCTGCCAGGCTGCGCGTCGTTCATCGACACATGCGCGCAGTGCAACACGCACGTCTGGCGCGCGTACTCGTCGCCAAAAACTGCGCATGTGATCTGCAACGCGTGTTTCAGTAAAGCGCGCGACGCAGGCGAAGTCATCATCATTGAGCCGCCGAACGCGCAACAACTCCTCGACATACTGAGTCAATCGCATGCCTCACGAAACTGATCACCACAAGATCTTGCCGGGCGAGCCAGGGTACGTGCCGCCGCCGTTGCCGTTGCCGCCACCGCCACCGCAGCCGCCCTTGTCAGTTCTGCAAGTCGCGCAATTCACTCTGACGTATTGCCTCGCGATCAGTCCGGCGAACGTCGAGAACGATTTCAAGAACAAGTTCAACGAGTTCATCGAATTGTTCATGAAAGCCGATGCGCACGTGCGCGCAGTACTTCTCAGTGATGGGCAATCTCATCCTGCCGAAGGCTCCGCAGACCACTGACGAGTGGGCGCGCGCTGACAACACGTACGCGAAAATTCCGTTAGTCGATCCGACGCAGAACGGGCTGTGCCCGCAACTCACGAACACGGGCACACGCACGCTGTACGACGACGGCACGTGGAAAGCCGCCCCGGGGCAGGCCCAAGGCTACGTCTGGCGCGGTGCGTGGAACACGACGAGTTCATATGCGGCGTATGACTCAGTGAGCCGAAACGGTTCGACATACGTCTGCACTGTCGCAAATACGAACATCGACCCCGCAGTCGACACGACACACTGGAACTTGATGGCGCAAGCGGGCGCGCAAGGCCCTGCGGGCGCGACTGGCCCACAAGGCGCGACAGGAGCCCAAGGCCCTCAAGGCGTGCAAGGAGCGACGGGCGCAACTGGGGCGACTGGGGCCCAAGGCGCGACGGGTCCCCAAGGCGCGAAAGGCGACACTGGCGCGACAGGTGCTCAAGGCCCTCAAGGTGTGCAGGGCGCAACGGGCGCAACTGGGCCCCAAGGGCCTGCGGGCGGCTCGATGAACTTGTTGCCGTACATGTTCAACGGTGGCTCACCGCCCCCTGGCGGGTCGCAAGTGCGCCTCTCGAACACTGTGCAGTCTGCAGCGACGATGTTGTACGCAGATCACCTGACGAATAACAACAACGACGCGACGCTCGTCTTGAACAACGTCGCGACAGGCGACCTCTTGATTCTGCAAAACCAGACAGACGCGGCGCAGATTCAGCGCTACACGGCGTCAGACAACGCATCGAACCAAGGCGCGTACACGCAGATACCAGTCACGTGGACGAGTGGCAACAACGCCCTCACAAACGACAACATCTTTCTCGGGATCGAACGCCCGGGGCCAACTGGCCCTACTGGTCCGCAAGGACCTCAAGGCGCGACTGGCGCGCAAGGACCTCAAGGAACGACAGGCGCGACAGGGGCAACGGGTGCGCAAGGACCGCAGGGCCCTGCCGGTACGACGGGCGCGACGGGCGCACAAGGGCCAACTGGGCCGACAGGAGTCACGGGCACGCGCGGCTCGTTGTGGGACACGGGCAGTGGCGCCCCTGGCACGATTGCGGGCGCACTCGCGCAAGACATGTACTTCGACACAGTCGCCGGGGATGTTTACCAATTCAGTTGACGCACGATGCCTTGGACGAAAATATCGAACATCAAAGGCCCGACGGGCGCAACGGGTTCGACAGGGCCGACAGGACCGCAAGGCTCGCCCGGGGTCGGCATCACATGGCGCGGCGTCTGGTCGAACTCGACTGCGTACTCGATCAACGACGCAGTGCAGCGCACAAATCAATCGTACATTTGCACTCTCGCAAACACCGCGAACGATCCTGCGACTGACACGACGCACTGGTCGCTCATGGCGGGCCAAGGCGGTGATTCGACTGTCGTCGGGCAGATCATCGCGTGGCCGAGTGTGACGCCGCCTGTCGGGTATTTGCTCTGCGACGGCAGTGCGCAGTCGCGCGCGACATACTCGTCGTTGTTCTCGACGATCGGAACGACGTTTGGCGCAGGCGACGGCTCAACGACGTTCAATCTGCCCGATCTGCGATCGCGCATGGTCATCGGCGCAGGCCAAGGCGCGTCACTAACGAATCGCGCACTCGCAGCGACTGGCGGCGAAGAAACGCACGCCCTCACTGTCGCAGAACTCGCTTCGCACACGCACACGTGCACCGCGACCGAGACAGCGCACACGCACACGATGGGCAACCACACGCACGGGCTTGGCGGGCACGTGCACAACATGGATCACTACCACTATTGCCCGGGCGTAAACCATTTGCACGGGCTCGGTGGTCACGTGCACTCGGGGTATTACGTCAACATCTTCGGCGGCAACACGTGGGGCGGTGGCTCTGGCATTTCGTACGGTGGCGCGAACGCGAACACGGGCGGCCCGTCGACTGCGTCGGACGCGTGCGACAGATCGATTGCGTTCAATTCGTACTATGCGTCGCAGACGAACAGCGCATGGGTCAACACGGGCGGCCCAAGCGGTGGTTCAGACGGCCCGTCGACAAACACGACAGACGCGACGACCGCGACGATCTCGGCGACAAATGCGAACACGGGCAGTGGCACGGCGCACAACACAATGCCGCCGTTTCTCGTCCTGACGTACTGCATCAGGGCGTCGTACTCAGTGCCCGTCGCAGGGCCGTCAGTGCCGTTGGCTGACACGACGCAATCTGGCCTTGTCTGCAAGATGAGTGGCAATCAGACCGACTACATCGGCGGTGACAACGCAGTGCACGCGTTGCCCGCGTCGATGCTGACGACAGTGTCGGTCGCGTTCACGATTCCGTCTCTTGGCGCATCAGTCTCGATCACGGTCGCGTCTGCGAGTGACATTCAATCGGGCTGCGGCATCTACATCGTTGGCGGCGGGTTTTACTACGTGCAGTCGATCGCGGGCAACGTTCTGACGTGCGTCTTGATGAATGTCGCGTCGTCGTGGAACACAGGGCAAGTCAACGTCGGCGCCCGCGTCTACATCAACGGCATCGGCTATAATGCGACGGGCGGGCAAGGCGGCCTCGTGCCTGCGAGTGCGAACACGAAAGTGAACTTTTTGCGCGACGATGGCGCGTGGGCTTTGCCAGTGTCTTCGTTCATCGCGAAAAGTGCTGCGTACACGATCACGAGTGCAGACGTCGGCAAATATTTTCTGTGCACCGGCTCGGGTTGGACCCTGACACTGCCCGCAGCGGCGCCAAATTTGTTCTATCGCGTGCGCAACGACCAAGGCATCGTCTTGAACGGCGCAATCACGATCGCGGCGCAAGCGGGCTCGACGATCGATGGCAGTGCGTCGATTCAGATCCTTTGCGGCCAGCAATGCGACATCATCACTGACGGCACGAACTGGCGCACGTGCGGGTTGCACCGCGAAGTCGTCATCGGAATCCTCAATCCGTCTGCGGTCGCGAGCCTGATCATAAATTTGCCTGCGGGGTATGCGTACTTCGAGCTTGAGATCAACAAATTGTCTTGCAACACGGGCACGCCGAACCTGCAAATGCAGTGCAGCACTGATGGCTCGACGTTCATCACGACGGGCTATTACGGGATGTATTGGTACAACAGTGCGTCGACTGCGGTGAGTGTTGGGACATACAACAACGCCTCTTCTCTTTATGTCACACATTGGCTTGAAAGCGCTGCGCGGCATATGGTCAATCACAGGATTTTCCCCGGCGATGCGGGGAGCTACCTCCACTTCAGTGGCCAGTCAGGCGGTATGTTTTCAACAAACAGCTGGGTCGGCGCGTTCACCTTATCCGGTTTCACGACGAACGCAGGGCGCATGGCGGCAATTCAGCTCGTCATCTCTGCGGGCACGTTTTCAGGACAAGTCATCCTCAAAGGTATCGTATGATGCACACGAAAGTCGTCAGTTTTGAAGTCATTCATTTCAAGTCGCCTGATCTCGTGACGAAAGAGCCGCGCGAAGTCATTCTTGTCTACGCCCTTGGCGAAGATGGCGTCGTCTATGAATTCAACGGCTCTTGGCTCCCCCTTGCGATTGACCCTGACAATCTTCGCGAATATCAGCAGCCGCCGATTCAGCGCCCGCCGAACCGGATGACGTGACTGAGTTGCGCAGTCGTTTTCGCTGACGCACGTAGTGATATCTGCACCGGCCTTTTGCGATCGCGGGTTTTTCGCATTCGATGCATTTCTTCCAGCGACTCAAGACGACAGTGTGCGCACACTCTTTTTTCGAGATCTCGGCGCCGTGTATACGCTCACGACGCCGAGGGTGAACTCAACGAACATCAAACCAACGATGTGTCGTGACGAATCATCGCGAGTTTTTGACTTTTTTTCAAGTGCGCTCACACTCGCGACTTGTCATCTTCGATCTTGCATTGCGTAGAGCTTCTGAGACGATCGAAAAATCAGGGGTCCTTTTCGAGCCGCCCGCCGTCTGCGCGCGCTGCGATCGCGACGTTCAGCCGAGTGTCAATATTTACAAAAACGCCAAGATCGAGTAGAACGACTGCATGCTTCCGAACGCATTGCAGAGTGAGAAGCTGCGTACCCAGAAGCAATTGACTGAGAAACTGCGGCTAGAAAACGAGATCACGCGCGGCGAAGTCATCAAGAAAAGTGAACTGATGCGCACGTTTGCAGTGATCGCAGACGCGATGGTGACGCGCATCAACTCTGCGACCGAGCTGCCGCGCAACGTGCGCGAAGACTTGTTGCGCGATCTCGCGACGTGGCCCGATGCGATCGAGGAGGCGGCGCATGCGACTGCTAGGCGCACCAAGGCGACAACAAAGAAAGAGCGAGAAGAGACAGAACACTGAGTGCGAAGACGTCTGCGAATTCGTGCGCGAATTTCTGCGTCTGTACAAACCGCGCGAGTATCTGTCGCCGGCTGCGTGGCAAGAGCAGTACCGCATCGCGCCGAAAGGGTCCCCGATCCCAGGGCGGTGGCGCAATTTCGAGTATCAGATCGAGCCGTTGAACGCGTTCGCAGACAGTGAGTGCAACTCACTGACCCTGATGTGGGCGTCGCAGGCCCTCGGCAAGTCGTCTGTGATCGAAGGCGGCCTCGCGTGGATGATCTCGCAGAACCCTGGCACGTGCGTGTTCGTGCACCCGACAGAAGCGAACGCAGCGCACTGGAGCAAAAACAGATTCACGCCACAAGTGAACTCGTGCAGTGAACTGCGCGACAAGATGGAGCGCGTGACGCGCAAGGGCCGCCTCGGCGAAGGCTCGAACACGATCTTGCACAAGACGTATGTCGGCGGCTGGATGGTGTTGGGCGGCTCGAACTCGCCCGCGAATTTGAGTGCGCACACGGCGCGCTGGGCAATCTTCGACGAGATCGACCGGTACCCAGAGAGTGCTGGGGAAGAAGGAGACGTCATTACACTGTGCGAGCAGAGAACGTTCAGACATCCTGAGGCCTTTTCTGTTAAGACATCGACGCCGACGCTCACTGACATGAGCAGAATTGCGACCGAAATGGAGTCGACCGACTTTCGCAAGTGGTACGTCGTCTGCACGCAGTGCGCGAACGAGTTCGTCATCATGTGGAAAGACGTCCGTTGGCCAAAGTCGATTGACGAGAAAACAGGGCGCAAAATTCACCATATCGAAGACGCGTACATCGAATGTCCGAAGTGCGAGACAAAGTATGACGATGCGGCGCGCCAATCGATCGTGCGCAACGGGCGGTGGCTCGCGACCCGACCAGAGAACAAAGGGGCGTGGGGCTTCTGGGCGAATGCGTTTATCGTGTTAGGCCCCGTCCGGCGCGTCTACAAATCGTGGCTGCACTACCTCGTCGACAGATTCTTTCGCAGTGAGCGGCTAGGGCTCGAGGGCAGGAAGACGTTTCAGAACTTGATACTAGCTGAGACGTTTACCCTCGAGACCCTTCCGCCGCCCGATTACATCAACATCCTCATGCGGCGTGAGCAGTATCTTGAGCGCGACGGAGTGATTGTCGTACCCGAACGATGTCTCGTGTTGACCGCCGGGGTTGACGTTCAGCACAACCGACTTGAATGCGAGATTCTCGGTCATGGTGTCAGTGGCGAGACTTGGGGAATAGCCTACAAATCGTTTCGGGGCAACACGGAATTGCCTGACGTCTTCGACGAGTTGGACGAGTTTCTCTTGCACAAATGGACGCACGCGTCAGGACACAAGATTTGGCCCGCAGCCGTGTGCGTCGACTCAAGTGACAAGCCGACGCAGCCGTACGCGTACATCCGCAGGGTCAAACGCGCGTACTGGTTCGCGGTCAAAGGCACGCGCGGCTACGTCGCGCAGTGGGTCAAACGCAGTGCGCGCCGCGATGCGAACTTGTTGATCTTGTACGTCGACGGCCCGAAAGAGCGTCTGTACTCTGCATTGAACACAGTCGTCGAGTATGGGCCGTCGTATCAGCATTTCCCGTCGAACACTCAATGCGGCTACGACGAAGAGTATTTCAAGATGCTCACCGCGGAGAAAATGGTCAAAGGGCAGACGGCCCCGTATTTCGTGCAGATTCACAGTCGACCGAACCACGCCCTTGATGCGCGAATTTATGCGCTGGCTGCTCTTGAGACTTTACCAAATATCGCCTGGGACAAGATTCGTCATGGCTTCGCGCAACCGTTGCCCGGGCAAGAGCCGCCGCCGCCGCCGCCACCGCCCGTGCCCGTGATTCCAGAGACGCCGCGCTCAGTGCCGCCGCCACCGCCCGCGAAGCCAACTACGACGGCGCCAGTGCGCAGGGGGTTCCCGCCCCGAGGTTGGTTGCCGCCGCGATGAGACATGGACGCGTCGAAACATCACCCGAACGGTGGCGCGACCCCGCATTGCAACAATCATTTGATCGAACGCGCGATCACAGAGTATCAAACGTCGCAAGACGTGCGCAGTCTCGACGCGATCGTCTCACTGACGCAGCCGCGCGCCCTCACGTTGATCAGGTTCTACCGCACGACGAAGTATAAGTCGCGCGACGAGTTGCTCTCTGACGTCAACTTCAAATTGCTGAAAGCAGTCGAGACGTTCGACCCGATGAAAGGCAGTGCGTTCACGTTCGTGTCGAAAGTGATCTCGAACGTCTTGTTCACCGCGGTCGCGAACGCGCGCAAAGACACTGCGCGCTACAAGAAACTGACGCGCGCGGTGTTGAGTGAACTCACCGACAACTCTGAGTCGCCGCATGCGGTCGAAGACATCGCGCACCGCATCAAGAGCGGCGCAAAGACGACACTGACAGACGAGAGAGAACTCAGTGCGCAGAAGTGGTACATCGAGAGTTTCTGCGCAGACGGCTTCGAATCGCGGCGGCACGAGTGCGCAAACGCGTGCATGGGCGTCTTTGGCTTGAGCCACGCGCGTTCCCGCGAGCTTTACGATCTGACCATGTTGGAAGTGCGCCGGGTCCTTTATTTCGACGTCCAGAGGCGCGCAACGATCTATGTGCACAGACTGCACGGCACCCGCCTCGCGTGGATGACGAGATACGCAACGTTGATGTCGCAAGACGAGTTCACGATGTACGTCGTTTTGATGCGCGACCTCGCGCCGTACCTGCTGCTATTGATCGACACGCAGAACAGATCGCGCAGGCAAGACCGCAACCCTGCGATTTCACGCAGAAACATCGAATTGATCTTGTACGGCGATCCCGACAGCGTTGCCCTCTTCAACGGGAGTATTTCTGGCGATAAAGGGCTCATTTTCGATGATCCACACGCATAAATGAACGGTTTTTCTACTCTCTCGGGCGGCCAAGCGACGATCATGTTCCCGCCGTCGTTGAACTGCGGCGACACGTGGGCGTTCGACATGCCCGCAGGCGAGTACTCGTCGCCCGATTGGACGGCGTCAATGACGTTTGCGAGTGGCACATTCCGCCTCGTCAACACGGCGACCCTCTCGCAAGGGGTTTTTTACTTCGTTGTTCCGCCTGCGGACACGAAGACAGTGCCGCCCGGCAACGTGGTCGTCAATGTCAGTGTCAACAACGCGGCAACGGGCGAAATCTACACATTGCAGCAGGCGAAAATCGCCGTACTGCCTGACATCAACGATCCGAGTGTCAGTGTGCCGACTCAGACGATGCTGCAGCAGCAACTCGCCGCGTGCGACGCGACGCTGTTGCAATTGTTGAGTCAGCGCACGTCGTCTGTCGTCTTTGCAGGCAAAGCGTACACCCTCATCGACATCGCGAAACTGTGGGCCGTGCGCAACGAGATCGCGCAGTGGGTCACTGAAGAACTCTTGACGACAAGTGGCAACTCGCGCTCGCGACTGATCATCCCTGTGTTCAAGAATCCGTGGGGCGGCCCATACCCGTCGCACCCGTGGTATCCGTATGGCTGGTAAATTTTCATTCTCGCAACTCGGCGCGCGCGTCGACAAGTTCATCACGACTATGGGCGCACCGCGGGCGCGCCCGATCGTCGGCGTCAATTTGCCGAAAATGCAGACGCGCATCTATGACGCCGCGATGCCGTCGAACACGCAAGCCGACTGGGGCGCATGGCTGACGACTGGCAACTACGAATTGTTTCACGCGCAACGCGTGATCAGGGCGCGGTTGCGCGACCTCGAGCGCAACAACCCGCACGTGAAAAGCTTCTTGCGCGAACTCAAGGCGAATGTGCTCGGCTTTCACGGCATCAAACTCGCGTGCACAGTGCCGATGCAGAAGGGCCCGAACTTGAACGTGAAGCTGAACTCTGCCGTCAAGGACGCGTGGGCGAAGTTCCGCAAGATGGACTCGTACGAGGTGCGCCAATTGTTCAACGGCATCGAGATCGACAAACAGATCTTGCAACGGCTCGCGGTCGACGGCGAAGTCGTGATCCAGTTCATCCGCGGGCCCGCAGCCGACAACAAGTTCAATTTCGCGCTGCAGATTTTAGAGTGCGATTTTCTCGATATTTTTTACAACGCGCAACTCGGCGCGAACCGCGTCTGCATGGGCGTCGAGATGAACTATTTTGCGAAGCCCGTCGCGTATCACGTCATCGACTGGCCGCAGACCGACATGTTCGCGACGAACTATGCGCAGCCGCGCAGGCGCATCCCCGCGAAAGACATCTTGCACGTGTTCATCCCTGACAGGCTCACGCAGTGCAGAGGCATGTCATGGTTTGCGGCGAACGCAGTCGACTTGCGCACCCTCGACTTGTTCGAGCAGTACACCCTCGTCGCGCATCGGTGTTTTGCCGCGAAGATGGGCGTCATCGAGACGCAGTTGGGCGCGCAGCCGTACGAAGGGCAAGGCAAGACTGAAGCGGGCGAGACGATCAATGAATTGCAGGCTGGGGTGATTGAAGAGATGCCGTACGGAAAGACGTTAAAATTTTTCGATCCCCAAGTACCAGGAGCGGCATATGGAGAATTCAGAAAGAACCACTTACGCAAGATCGCAGCGGGTCTCGGAATCGTTTATAATACTCTCGCGTCGGACTACGAGTCCTATAATTATTCTTCTGCACGTGCGGCGAAAGACGTCGAAAACGAGTGGTGGCGAGAGCTGCAAGGTTTCTATGCTGATCATGTCCTCGCAAGAATCTTCAGTGAGTGGCTCCCGTACGCGATCCTCAGTAACGCAATCGACGGCGCGTCAATCACGCAGATCGACACAATCATCGAGAATACCGAGTGGAGTCCTCGCGGATTTGCGTACGTCGATCCAACAAAAGAAGTGCAGACAAGTCTCAACGGGATCGACGGCGGCCTCACGTCGCGAAGGCGCGAACTCGCCGAGCGCGGCATCGAGTACGAGCCGTTCCTAGACGAACTCGCGCGCGACAAAGAACTTGAGAAAGAGCGCGGGCTCGTGTTCTCGAACCCGATCAACAAGAACCCGAACGTCGTGCCGACAAGTGAAGAACCAGGCAGTGAGGGCGAGCCCGAGACGACTCCGGCGGGCGGTGGCGGGACGCCAGTGACGAAACCGAAGAAGGCTAAAAAGTAATTCTTCTTTTGAGATGCCGATACCACAGCCACGCAAGGGCGAGTCGCAGAGTGATTTCATGGGCAGGTGCATGCACGAGCAGAAAGACACCGACAAGCCGCAAGCGCAGAAAGTCGCGATCTGTCTGTCGACGTGGCGCGACTCGAAAGGCGAGAAAAAGACCCTCGACGGCACGGTCCTTTACCGCACTGCGCGCATCGAGTCTGGCACAATCGACACGAAAGCGCGCCGCGTCTCGTTCAGTGTCTCGTCGCGTCACCCCGTGCAGCGCAGGCTGTGGGACAAACGGTTCAAAGAAGTCTTGAGCCACGATCCTGGCGCGATCGACACGGGGCGCTTAGACAGAGGCATCGTCCCTTTGTTGTGGAATCACAATTGGGACAACCAGATCGGGGTCTTGCGCGCGTACTCGATCGAGAACGGGCGATTGCATGCGACCGCAGAAATGAGTCCGAACGCGAACGGCGAAGACGCGCTGCGCGACATCGAAGCGGGCATCAAGTCGAGTGTCAGTGTCGGCTACATTCCGCGCATGATCCGGTGCCTGAGAAAGCGAGGACAACAAAGTGGCGTTGACGACCAAAAGCCTCCCGGTCGTCGTTCAGACGACGATCCTGACGACGACGACGATCCCGATGATTCGAGTGACGACGACTTTGATGACGACGATGACGATGAAGACGATCTGTACGAGATCTCGCGGTGGGAGCCGATCGAAGTGAGTCTCGTCTCAGTGCCCGCAGACCCTACAGTCGGCGTCGGGCGCGGCTTCAATGAGTCGTACGAAGTGCGCATGATCGAACTCGACGACGTCAACGAGCCGTCAAAAGTAAATCTTGGAGGAGAACGGGAATTTTCTATGCCTGAAAACGTCACGATCAACACAACGACTGGCACGGTCCCCATGCCTGGGACAAATTTCACTGGCTCGCCGCCAGTCGCCATCGCCACCCCTCCGCCGCCGCCCGTCGTCGTCGAAGTCAAGAGAGAAGACGTCGGGCATATCCGCGAACTTGAATTGACGCGCATCCGCGAGATTCAAGAGTACGGCACGCGCTGGGAAGCGGGCGATGCGACGTTCGAGTTTATCCGCACTGGCAAATCAGTCGCCGAGTTTCAAAAGTATATTCTCGACAACAGGGTGCCGCGCACGCAGCCGATCACGACTCTGACAGACCCGAACATGGGCTTTGGGCCGAAAGATCGCGCGCGCTACTCGATCGTGCGCGCAATCCGCAACAAACTGCGCGCGCAGTCTGGCGAAGGCCGTTTTGACGGCTTCGAGGCCGAAGTCAGTGCAGATATCGCGCGTTTGCATCGCACTGAGCCAACAGGATTTTTCATGCCCGACTGGGCCCTCGCCGAGACGCGCGACTTGTCAGTCACTGGGGCCGCCCCTAACACGGGCGGCATCACCGTGCAGACGACTGTCGAGCCGTCGCTGATTCCGCTCTTGCGCAATCGCACCGCAGTCTTGCAGGCTGGGGCCCGCTACATTTCAGGGCTGCAAGGCAACCTCTTGATGCCACGGCAGAACGCGCCTTCGACGATCTCGTGGAACACCGAGGTCGCCCCGGTCACCGAGAGTGATCTCGCGATGGACTCTGTCACTCTGTCGCCGAACCGCGTCGGCGGCTGGTGCACGTACTCGAAGCAATTGATCGCGCAGTCGAGCCTCGACATCGACAACATCGTGCGCGACGACATGATTCAAGTGATCCAGATCGCGATTGACGCGGTCGCGATCAACGGCACAGGGACAAATCAGCCTGTCGGAATCTTGAATACAGCCGCGAACACGGCGTTGCCGTACGACTACAAGAAGACGGCGATCGCGGTCGCGTTCCCGACCGGGGGCACCCCGCCGTACTACCCGACATGGTCGAACGTCGTCGCGTTCGAAGGCAACGTCGAAGAAGGCAACGTCATTCTCGACGAGTCGGCGTGCTACATCACGACCCCGGCAGTCAAAGCGGCGTGGAAAACGTACGCGAAAAACGATCCGCGCAACGCGACGGGCCCGTTCTATCCGATGTTTTTCTGGGAAGGCACCCTCGACGGCACTGTCAACGGGCGGCGCGCGATCGCGACGAACCAAGTGCCCGCGAACAAAGTGATTTTCGGCAAGTTCAACGAGTTGATGATCGGCCAATGGGCAGGGCTCGACATCGTCGTCGACATTTACACTGCAGCGACGCAGGCCCAGATAAAAATCATCACGAACATGTTCGTCGATGTAAAGTACCGCTATGCGTCGAACTTCTGCTACTCTACGAACTCGGGCGTCACAAACTGAGAGGCGCGAAAAAGACAAACGCAATCTGCGCGCGATTCTTGACGCGCTGAAACGCGATCGATTGAAAGACCATGTCGTTCAACGAGGTGACAGATAACTTCGTCGGCCTCGGGGGCGCCCTCGACACGGCCCTCGACGTCGATCCTGACACGCGCGTGTTCGCGTTCAGCGACGGCTCTGGAAACCCCCCAGACTCACTCACAGGCGCAGGCAAGATCACTGTGAATCTGCGTTGCCTCTGGCAGATTTCGAACGAGAACAAGATCGTGCGCACGCACTCGCACGGCACGAACTATGTCTTGCAGAACAACCAGATCACGACCGTGTTTCACGAGAGTGACGTCCCGCAAGAAGCGCGCATTGCGGCGAACGCGTACGTCGACGTCGACGGTGTGCAGTATCGCATCGACAGTGCGCAGCTTGAGAACGGGATTTACACTGTCGACTTGCAAGTCTTCAGATCGAGATGATCGAGATCGCACTACCTGGCTTAGAAGCCGCGACCGAGTCGCTCAAGGCGTTCCCGGGCGGCGCGCAGTTCGCGATCTCGCGCACAGTGAAAGACGTCGCGGGCAGTGGCAAAGCGGCGGCGACGCAGTTCATTTTCACCCGGTACCAGTTCGACTCGCAAGGGCCGATCCAACGCGGCATCACGATCACGACACGGGGCGAGTTCAGTGTGATCAGGTTTCAAGGCTCGCGCTTCAAGATCGCGCAGTTCCTGCCGTCGCGCACCGACACTGGGATCGATTTCATGGAGATCCGCGGGCAGCGGTCGACGATCTCGCAAGCGTTCGGGTCGATCATGAAATACGGCTTCGGCATTTTCAAACGCAAGACTGCGGCGCGCGGCCCTGTGCAGTCGCAGACCGGGCTTTCGATCGCGAACATGGCGCGCGAGTCGACAGAGATCATGCCAGAGATGACTGCACACGTGCGCGCGCAGCTTGAAAAGCGGCTGAAATTCTGGGTCGCTGAAGTGCGTACAGGCAACCGCGCGAAGTACGAGAGGAAGTCAAGATGAGCGTCGCTCTCCTTATTCACTTGTTGATCGTCGTGATCGTCTTAGGACTGATCTTCGCAGTCGTCTGGTGGGCGATGTCGTATCTGCCATTGCCGACGCCGTTCGCGCAAGTCGCGCGGTTCATTGTCGTTTTGATTTTCGCGCTGATCTTGATTTATCTGTTGTTGCCACTACTCAATTTGCCACTGCGATGAGCGACAAAGGCTTCTGGGCAACCGCATTAGATCTCGAACGGTGCCTCACTGCGTCGATCCGCGAGTGGATGGTCGACTACCGGCTCAAGAGTCCGATCGACCGCGGGGCCGTGCCTGTGCCGATTCAGGTCGTGCAAGGCTTTGTTCCGTCGTACTACGCAGGGCCCGAAGCGCCCGAGCAAGACAAGGCGCCCGTGATCGCAGTGCGCGCGACGCAAGGCTTTTACTTGAGGGGCGAAGGCAAGTGCGAGGCGAACATCATGATCATGACGTGGGACGACGACCCGTCGCGCCAAGGTTACATGGACGTCTCGAACATCATGACGCGCATTTGCCACCACCTTCTGTACTTCGTCAAGATCGGCAACTTCATCATGACTGACGACCCGATTCACTGGATGGAAGTCGTCGACTCGTTCAAGGATTTTTTCCCCTATTTCGTCGGGGGCATCTCGTGCCAGTTCTGGCTGCGGTCGTCGTCGCCGACCCCGATGATGGCGTCCCTCGGTATCGTCGTCAAACAGCCTCAAGTCGGCATCGAAGGCGGGCAGACAGGCTGGCAAGACGTCTCGACGCCCGACGCAGACGTGAACGTCGTGCCTGAGACGCCCGACGCGCTCTAGTGCGTGCGAAAAGTAAATCTTTCTTATGAATGAGCACGGTCGTCTACTACACGGGGCCTCGCCGCATCGATCTCGGTCTGCGCACGAACCAGTATTTCAAGAGCCGCGACGCGATTGCGAAGAATGATCTCATCAAAAAAGAGATGGACGCGAACTCTGCGTTCGCGAACTTCTTTGTCGATGAAGCGATCTTCGTGAAGCGCCCGCCGCCCGGCAGTGATCTCTTTCGCAAGGCTAAGGTCGCGCAAGTGCCGCCGACAGGGCGCACTTTGCCGCGTCAACAACTGAGACTCTATCGTCCACGCGCCACTCACTAGGTAACATATGAGCCAGCAGAATCCTCGCGGTGTTGTCGCCAAAGACTTACTCGACACGGTCGTGCCAGTCGTCGAGGCGAATGCGGCAAGTATTTATGCGTGCGGCATGGCCCCGGTGCACTCAGTGAAGGGCTTCGGCTGGAGCGCGACTGCGTACGACTCGGTCGTCAACAAGAATGTCAGGTGCGACAGTGCAGCCGACTGGGAAATCCAACTCGGTTATTCGTCGAACTGGACGCCCGGCAGTGGGTATCCGCTCTGCCAACTGTACGATTACGCGTTCGTCGAGAACAACGCGTCGCCGCTAGTGATCTGCAACGTGTTCGAGCCGTTCTCGATGTCGACTGCGAAAAACTTGCCGAGCGCAACCCCTGACGCGAACAAGCAGATCAAAATTAGTGATGAAGTCTGCATCGAATCGATCATCTTGACTGGCGCGTCTGTCACGTACGTGCAAGGGACCGATTACGAGTTCACGTACGACGACACGACACTGAAGAGTGGGACGATCCAGATTTTCGCGACGTCGCCCGCAGCGGCAGAGACGAGTTTCACTGTCTCGTACCATACGCCGAACTTTGCGTCGGTCACTGTTGACACGATCATCGGCGGGGTCGGTTCGAACGGCGAGCCTCTCGGCATCGAGAACATCCAGCACTGCTACACCGACACCGAGGTCGTCCCGGCGCAACTCGTCTGCCCCGGCTACGGCAGTGACCCGATGTTGTTCAGTGCCGCGAACGCGCAAGTGCAATCGATCTCGAACAACCAGTTCAGGGCCGTGTACTGCTGCGACATCGACACGAGTGCAGTCAAGTACTGGACGCAGATCAACGCGTGGAAGAACTCGAACAACTTCGTCAGTGCGTTCGCGATTGCTGGCTGGCCGCGCGTCATTCTTGGCGACAAGCACTATGATTTCAGTGTCGTCTACGCAGTCGCGCAGAACGTGACTTGCGCGCAGTTCGGCAACGTCCCATATGCGGTCCCGTCGAACAAACACAACGTCGGCTTGACTGGCATCGTCTTGATTGACGGCACCCCTGTGCGCATGGACTTGGGCACCGCGACGTCGATCGAGAACATGGGCGTCGTCACCGCGGTCAACGACACGGGCTGGACCGTGATCGGCGACTACACGACAGATTATCCGCTCTCGACGCAGATACCGCAAATGTGGACGAACGAGCGCCACATGTTCAATTTCTTAGGTAACACGCTCAGCCTGACATTGAAGCAGTTCATCGACGAGCCGGGCAACAACAGATATTTAGCCCTGATCGGCGAGACAATCCAGCAGTACTGCAACCATCTCGTCGCGATCCAGGCCGCAAACACTGCGCGCGTGATTTTCGATCCTTCGAAGAACCTCGTGACCGACATCGAAGCGGGCAAGTACACGTACACAGTTCTGTGGACGCCGCCAACCCCGATCAGGCTCCTTGTCGTCGAGCAGTCGTACGACGTGAACGGTCTCGCGCAGTGGATCTCGCAGATCACAATCCCAAGTATTTCTTAGCGTATGCCGGTATATCCCTACTCAGTCAAGAACTTCAACGTCTACGGGCCCGGCGGCGTCGAGATCGGCGTGTCAGACATCACGCTGCCGCACCTGCAATGGGTGAAAGACACAGTCCGCGGAGCGTCGTGGGCGGGCGAGTCGAACCTCGGCATCGAGGGGAACGCGCAGCCGTTAGAGTGCCAGATCACGTTTCACACTGTGCAGCCGTACGCGCTGCAACTCTTCACGGGCGGTGGTCAGTCGATCAGGTGTCTGTCGTCAATTTACGGGGCCGACACGTCGACAGGCAAACTCACTGAAGATCCTGAGGAAATTATCATGATGGCGTGGACGCAAGGCTTCAATCTCGGCAAACGCGAGACGAGTGCGAAAGGCGGGGTCGTCGTCGGCTTCGATCTGACGTACATGGCCCTCTTGTGGGGCGGCGTCAAATACTGGGAAGTCGACCAGCCCGGCAACGTCTGCATCATAAACGGCGTTGACTTGAACGCGAAGACGCGCGCAAATACTTAACGTGTCGAGACAAGAGAGCGTATCTCGCCTTACACCCGAGACGTCAGGTGAGGCGTGAACGGGCTCCTGGGAGGGGTGACCCTCCCCTCGACG